AACAATCACAAAAGCCATCCAACAAATATATGGATACGCCTATATAAACTAAAAAGGCTTTTTCGTATTTTATTCACTAATTATAAGCGATGCAATATATCTATAAGCATTTAAGTATAGGAGCAAAAAAATGTCCAACATGTTAGAACAAGCAATCATCGACGCAGAGGCACTCAAAGAAGCCGCATTGCAAAATGCAGAACAAGCAGTCATTGAAAAGTATCAGGCAGAAATCAAAAATGCGGTTGAAGCCCTGCTGGAGCAAGATGAGGAAGATGATCCGCTTGCGGACCCACTGGATGACGAAGATGGTCTAGAGTCTGACGAAGACTTGGCACAGCAAATGCCTTTGGCATCCACTGAAGGTGATAACCTTTGCCCATGTCCAGACGATGAAGAAGAAGTCGAAATTGACTTCGATCAATTAGCACAACAAATGCAAGCTTCAGATGAAGATGCCGAGGGTGGAATTCCTGCTTTAGATTCTCCGCTAGCCTTAGAAGAGGGCAAAGATGAAGACGATGAGGAAATCGAAGAGGAGATTCAAATCACAGAAGAAGAGCTTGTAGACATTTTAGAAGAACTCACACTTGATATGGAACCTACAAAGGCAGGCTGGTTACAAAGACCTGATTCAAGCGTTGAGCATGAAATTGATATTCTTCAAACTAAAGTTGAAGAACCTCTTGATGTACAAGAACAAGAGGAAGAGGAAGAAGATAAAGATCTTAGCGAGGCTCTAAAAGTATTAGAAGCCGCTGAGAGTGAAATTTATAAGCTTGAAGGAAAGGCAGATAAATATAAACAAATGCTTTTGCAAATGAAGGATACCTTAACCGAGGTAAACCTACAGAACGCAAAACTGCTCTACACAAACCAGACCTTGGTTGATGACTCGTTGAATGAGCGACAAAAAAATAAAATTGTCGAGGCAATCATGAAATCTGGTTCTGTGGAAGAGACAAAGACAATTTTCGAGGCACTTCAGAGCACGGTGGGAGCACGACCTAACAATAAAAAGGTTGCGCCAAAATCACTTAGCGAGGCAGTTGAGAGAAGGTCTACAACATTACCTAGAAGGGTTAAAGAGGATTCCAATCCATATTCGGATAGGATGAAAATTTTAGCTGGTATTAACTAATAAGGAGAAAAAATATGTCAGTTCTAGATAAATTAACAGAAGGCATCGTTAATCGCAATCTCCAGAAGGAAGGTACTGCCCTGCTTAATAAGTGGGAAAAGACCGGACTTCTTGAAGGTTTAGATAACGATAACACAAAGACGGCTATGTCCCGTCTTTTAGAGAACCAAGCGAAGGAGCTTCTTCGTGAGAGTTCATCAATGGCAGCAGGAGACGTTCAAGGCTTCGCTGCTGTAGCATTCCCAATTGTTCGCCGTGTATTCGGCAGCTTGGTTGCTAATGAATTGGTTTCAGTTCAACCAATGAGCCTGCCATCAGGTCTCATTTTCTTCCTTGACTTTACGTTCAGCAATGCACGTTTAGATCAAGGGCAAAACACTTCCATTTATGGTGGAGGAGTTGTTGGTTCACAACTCACAGGTGGAGTTGATTTGAAGCAGTCTCACGCAGAGCGCAGCTTCTATGCACTCAATAACGGATATTCATCCCCAACAGGTAGTGCGAACGTAGGTGCTTTCCACCAGATTGCTACCGGTGTCCCCGGCTCTAACGCAGGTGACGATGCAGGTTCTGAGAGTGGTGCAAACACTGTTACTAACTACGCACTTGGTTTGGGATCAGTCACAACAAACCTTTCTGAGCTTGTGAGATACGATCCGGATCTGGTAGGGAAAAACGTTAGTGTATGGGCAGGTCAACCGTCTGCTCTTGATGGTGCGATAAATAGAAACAACTTTATCACTCTCAATCCAGACACAGTTTTCGCTCAAGGTCGCCTTGTTCGTCGCTTGACAACACTCAAGGGGCAGACAGCCGCTAGTTATGATGACAACATTAATAAATTGTTGCCTGCAACTGCCAGTGTCCTATTGGTATTTGAAGGTACTGCATCATCAGGTGACGCCGCAAACGCAGAGTTGCTCAGTGGTTCGATTTACACTGCCTACGGAAGTGAAGTTAACTTGCCAGTCACCTTCGCTCTCGAAGACGGATTTGGAAACGTTGGAGCAGATGCTCTTGGAGCACTCGAAGGTATTGCTCCATGGGGTCTTGAAGGTGCAAACGATCAAGCTGCACAATCTTTCAATGGCAATGCTGTTGATGTGATGCCAGAAATCGATATCAAAGTCGATTCCGTCAGCGTTACTGCGGTAACCAAGAAGCTTAAGGCTAAGTGGACACCAGAACTTGGACAAGACCTCCAAGCTTACCACAACCTTGATGCAGAAGTTGAGCTTACAAGCATCCTCTCTGAGCAAATTGCTCTTGAGATCGACCGCGAATTGCTCAATGACCTTGTAAAAGGTGCTGCTGCTGCAACACTTCATTGGTCGCGTCGTCCGGGTCTGTTCTTGAACAGAGAAACCGGTGCTAGCATTACTTCGACGACTCTGCCACCTGACTTCACAGGTACTGTGTCTGAATGGTATGAAACTTTGATCGAAACAGTCAATGATGTTTCTGCTCAAATTCATAGAAAGACACTCCGTGGTGGCGCAAACTTCTTAGTTTGTTCCCCAGAAGTTGCGAACATTCTTGAGTTCACAAGCGGATTCCGCGCAAGCGTTACTGCTGACACTCCAAGAGGTTCCGCAGGTGCTGTCAAAGTTGGTCAGATCAGTAAGAAGTTTGACATTTATGTTGATCCTTACTTCCTCAGAAACGTAATCCTTGTTGGACGCAAGGGTGGAAGCTTCTTAGAAAGCGGTTATGTGTACGCTCCATACGTGCCACTGCAAGTCACTCCTACCATCTTCGGTACGGAAGACTTCGTGCCTCGTAAGGGTGTCTTGACTCGCTATGCGAAGAAGATGGTACGTCCTGATATGTACGGATTGGTTATCTGTCACAACCTTGTTGACTAATATAGCTAACTAAACTGTAACAAAAACAAGACCCTGCTTCTGATTTCGGTTGGAAGCGGGGTTTTTTTATTTCTATTACTTGAGCGTCAAGCTATTTATAGATGGAGGAATCTATGTATGTCTGTCCCAACATTAACACCTGTTAGTCAAACAAGCGCTATCGTTTTACCCATCACGGGTACTCACTCAAACGTGAACTCGGCTATAAACCCATTGCCGTTTGGAATATATGCGTCAACCCCTTTTGTATCAGGAGCAGTAGATCAAGTGGCATACACCTATAAAAAATTAGGTGGCGATGTGTTGGATCTTGAGATTACAGAATACCAAGTATACGCAGCTTATGAAGAAGCCGTATTAGAATACTCGTATATTGTTAACTCTCATCAAGCAAAGAATGTCTTATCGGACCTTTTGGGCGCAACTACAGCCTCATTTGATCAAGATGGACAAATAGAGAATGGCGATGCCCTCTCCGGGTCTAACATTCAATTGAGATACCCAAAGTTCAACTTTTCATATGCAAAAACAGTCGCAGATGGCATCTCTACTGAGGCTGTGATTGGAGGAACAGTTCCAATATATTCTGCGTCCTTTAATATGACTGGCGGACAACAGGATTACAATCTCCAACAGATTATCTCAGGCTCAGCAGCACTTTCTTCTAGTTACCCATATTATGAAAAGGTCGGAGACAAGAAAGTTACTATTAGAAAAGTCTACTACAAGACAGCCATGGCTATGTGGAGATTTTACGGCTACTATGGTGGCTTGAACGTTGTGGGCAACATGTCAACATATGGTCAATATGCAGATGACTCAACCTTTCAGATTGTACCCACTTGGCAAAATAAATCTCAAGCCATGGCTTATGAAGATGCATTGTACACTAGAATCGCTCATTGGTCATATGAATTGAAAAACAATAATTTGAGATTATTTCCAATCCCAAGAGCATCGTATTCCCCAACTAAGTTTTGGGTTGAGTTTACAGTTGAGTCTGACCCTTATGATGAGGTAGACCCCAATGTGAATACCGGCATCAAGGGTGTCAATAATATGAACACCCTCCCATTTCAGAATATACCATATGCAAATATCAATTCCATTGGTAAACAGTGGATAAGAAGATTTGCTTTGGCGCTAGCAAAAGAGATGCTCGGGCTTGTTAGGTCAAAGTTTGCTACAATACCGATTCCGGGCAACGACATCACTTTAAATGGTAGCGACTTGATAACACAAAGTCAGCAAGAACAAGAAAAACTTAGAGAGGAGTTGAAAGAAGTCCTAAATCAGCTTACATATCAGCAATTAGCAGAGGACAGTGCTGGCGTTGTTGAAAATTCAAACAAGATCATGCAGCAAATACCTGCTGCCGTGTTCGTAGGGTAAATAAATGGCAAATAACAGATGGGAACAACCTAGTCAGCCGCCACCTCCTTTGTTTACAGGTAAAAAGGAGCGAGATCTTGTTAAGCAGGTCAATGATGAACTCATTGAAAGAGTCATTGGGCAACAAATCTTATATTATCCAATAAGTTTAGAGCACACGAACTATCATGAAATTTATGGAGAGGCTGTAAACAAGACTTTTTTGCCCCCAATTAGAGTTCATGCTCTTATAGAGTGGAAAGGTTACGAAACTGAGAACACGCACCTTGGAATAAACAGAAGACCCAGTATAAACATACATTTTCACAAAAGAAGGCTGACTGAAGACCAAGATCTTTTTGTGCGTGAAGGTGATTTTGTTTTATATGGACAGAGCTACTATGAAATCGTCGTATTGAATGAACCTAGAGAGCTTTTTGGGCAAAATGCCCATAAAATGGAAATTTCTGCTGAATGTATAAAGGCAAGAAAAAGTATTTTTGACGCAGGAGGTATAGTGGGTAACCCAAATTCATACCCATGATAGATTATGGACAATTACGTAGAAGATATTCCTATTAAAATGTCAACCATTGAAACAATTGATGGTGCTATACTAGATCACTTGCGTGAAATGAACACTCATGTAGTTGGTAACAAAGGATTTGAACCATTGCCAATTATTTGGGTTTCAGCAGAAAGAGCATATCAATCTAAAAAGAAAAAAGAGCACAGAGATGCAGATGGGACAATAGTTTTGCCTGTTTTGACTATTGAAAGAACAATGATGCAAAAAAGCCTCACCAAGAAAGGGAGCATATATGGAAATGTGCCTCCCGAGGTGCTAGGTAATTCAATCGCATTTTCAAGAAGAATAGTTCAAGAGAAGACCTCTAATTTTGAGGGCGCGAGATTAAAACGGAGCATTGGAAGAATAAACGGACCTACAACTCCAAAAAAAGTAGTGTATGAAACTGCATATGCGCCAATGCCTGTCTACACATATGTCACATATCAGGTAACAATAAGAACTCAGTATATACAGCAAATGAATCAAGCTCTTTTGCCTTTTCTAAACAAGGGTGGAGGGATAAACTCTTTCTTTATCGCAAAAGACGGACACCGATATGAAGCTTTCTTGGCTGAAGACTTTACACCGAAGAACAACTTATCTCAAATGGGTGCAGACGAAAGGACTATTGAAACCCAATTCAATATAAATGTTCTTGGGTACATCTTGGGGGCAGAAGAAAACCAAGATGGTCCAAAGATCTCATTTAGAGAGAGTGCTGTGGATGTAAAGATCACAAGAGAAGAGGCAATATTCGGGGATATCCCCCAAAACTTGTCACAAGCAGACCTTATCGCTTCCAAAGGACACTCAACAGATAAAACCACCAATCCCGGCGTTGGAAAATACCCAGAGGGTTGGAATCCAAACCTACCAGAAGAAGATCCGTATAGTTAGAAAAATAAAAATAAACGACGCTGGAGTTTTTCGTACTTTAGCACACTAATTATAAGAGAAATTATTGTAAACTAATACACTTATTCGTGATAAGGAGAACAGCAACATGTCAGTTAAGCAATTCAAGTTTGTATCCCCCGGAGTTTTTATCAACGAAATTGATAACTCTGCACTAACCAATGTGAGTGACGCAATCGGTCCTACTCTTATTGGTAGAACCGAAAGAGGACCATCTCTCAGACCAGTAAAGGTTCAGTCATATTCTGAATTCATCAACATTTTTGGTGAAGCAATCCCCGGTGGAGATGGTAGAGACGTTTGGAGAAATGGTAACTACACCTCTCCAACTTATGCAGCCTATGCTGCTCAAGCTTATTTGAGAAACAGTACGCCTGTAACCGTTGTTCGTCTCCTTGGTGCCGAAAGCCCAGACGCTACTTCAGACGGTAAAGCAGGTTGGAAAACAACCAATGCTACTTACGGTGGCACTCATTCGGATGGTGGTGCATACGGTCTTTACCTTATTCCTTCACAATCTGCTGCTGCTTCACATTTTGCAGCAGGAACAGGATCTCTAGCTGCTGTTTGGTATTTTGAAGACGGTCACATTGCTTTGACTGGAACAACACCGTGGGGGATCGCTTACCCAAATGGGGCGACGGATACGCCTGCCTTCAACCAGACCCCCACAACGTCTTCTGTGGCAGCTTTTGTAGGAAATGTTTCAACTGATTGGAGCTTCAAAGCAGAAATCAAAGGCGATACTGGAGTGGTTGATTACACAACAGAATTCAACCTCAACCCAGCTAGTGATAAGTTTATTAGAAAAGTTTTCAACACAAACCCAACTTTGACAAACAGTTCTGTTGGCTCTGCCAATCTTACTGCAAGCTACTGGCTTGGTGAGACATATGAAGACGCAATTGCAGACTCTCGTGTTGGGCACAATTTATATCAACTCGGCACTAGTGGAGCAAATTCATTCTATGGTGTTATTCTACCGCTGAAATCCGCCACTCATGATAGATCTAACTACCAAAAACCAATTAGATCTGCGAGAACACCAAAGGTCTTTTCACAAGACTTGAGCAATGATACAGGAAGTTATGCAGTCTCTACAAGTAGAACTCCAAACCTCTTCCACTTTGAAACAATCAATGCAGGACAGTGGGAAGGACAGAACTTTAAGATCTCAATTGAGGATATTCGCGAGTCGTCTACTGACGCTAATCCATACGGAACGTTCTCCGTTGTTCTTAGGAGGGCAGATGATAGTGACAATGCCCTCAAGTTTATTGAAAGATATTCATCATGCAACTTAAACCCACAATCTGAAAACTATGTTGCTAGAAAGATCGGTGACAAATATCTCGAATGGGATGACTCAGAGGGAAGGTTTAGAGAATATGGTAAGTTCAACAATTTATCTTCTCATATACGTGTTGTAATGAACGACGATGTAGACACTGGTCTTACAGATGAGAAACTACTTCCAGCCGGGTTCAGAGGACCAGCAAAATACAATAAATTCGTTATCGCTCTCGGGGGTCTCAGCGGATCTGCTGACTCAGTAAACGACGCTAGCCCTGTCGTAGATGCAGAAGCTCTCACCACAGTGGCAACAACAGTTCCTGTAGGCTATGGAAAACACACCGGATCTTTTGTATACAATGGTATTGGTCCCATCACAGCTTCCGTTATCCATCCGGGGCACCTTGCTAGAACAACTTCAGCAAATGCACCTTCTGCAACAAGAGCTTACTTTGGATTTACAACATCAAAATCAACTGGCTCTGCTGAATATTCACTTGTAAACATTGAATATGCAAGACCTCTTTGCTCGTCGCTTTATAGCAATCAGTTTGACGACACTCCAACAATTGCATTGACAAATTCATTTGTCTTTTCATTGGATGATTTGTCCGGCTCCCTTGCTGCTGGAACAACTGATGGCACACCTGCGACAGTACATTGGGCACAAGGTAACCGTGCAGGAGCCACATCCCTCAGAGGAACAGCCTCTTATGGGGCATTGCTCAAGAAAGGCTTTGACCAGTTTACGTTGCCACTTTTCGGAGGAAACGATGGTCTTAATGTGAAAGAGATGGAGCCATTTAGAAACAGTGGAATGGGTGATACGGACTCTGCAACAACAAACTACGCTATTCATTCAATTAGAAGAGCGATTGATTCTGTATCAGACCCAGAAGTTGTTGATACGAACATGATTTCAATGCCGGGGCTTACGAACCAAGGTCTGATTACAAGAATTGTTAGAACCTGCGAGAACAGAGCAGACGCATTAGCAGTTGTTGACCTCAAAGGTGGATATCAGCCAAACAGTGAAGTAGTTGGCTCTGAAAAAGACAGAAGAGGAACACTGGATAGCGTTATCAGTAACCTCCAGTCTCTTCAGGAAAACAGCAGCTACGCCTGTGCATACTATCCATGGGTTCAGATTAGAGACCCAGAGAAAGGCGCACTTGTTTGGGTGCCGCCTTCAGTAGCAGCTATCGGTGTTTTCGCTAACACTGAAGCAGTTTCAGAACTTTGGTTCGCGCCAGCAGGATTCAACAGAGGTGGGCTTTCTCAAGGTGCAGCAGGTCTTCCTGTTGTAGGAACAAGCCAGAGATTGACCTCTAAAGAAAGAGATAACCTCTATGAGGCAAACATCAACCCAATCGCTAACTTCCCGAACGAAGGAATCGTGGTTTTCGGTCAAAAGACCCTTCAAATCACACCTTCTGCTTTGGATAGAATCAACGTGAGAAGATTGATGAACTATGTAAAGAAAGAGATTTCTAGAATGGCAAACAATATCTTGTTCCAACCGAACGTAGAGGAAACTTGGATTAGCTTTACTTCTCAAGTGAATCCGTTCTTATCATCTGTAAGAGCAAGATTTGGACTTTCAGATTTCAAAGTTGTACTTGATAAAACAACAACGACTCCAGAGCTTATCGATAGAAATATCGTATATGCCAAGATCTTCCTGAAGCCAACTAAAGCAGTTGAGTATGTTGCAATCGATTTCAACATCACTAACAGCGGTGCTTCGTTCGAGGATTAATGAGAAACAAGTGAGGGGTTTTGCCGCCCCTCACTATTTATAATACAAAGTAAGGTACATAGGAGGACCACCAAATGGCAGGTAGCAAAAAAACGTTCTGGTCAGACCCAACGTTAGAGCCGAAAAGAAAATATAGATTTAGAATGTTGTTTAATGATAACAGTTCATACACGATCAAGACAGTAAAAAACCCATCAGTAACCGTTTCAGATACAGAGCATAAGTTTTTGAATCACACTTTTTACTTTCCCGGAAGAGCAACATGGGATCCAATTGATGTAACTTTTGTTGACCCATCAGCACCAGATCAAACTTTCAAACTTTATTCAAAGTTACAACAAATGGGCTACGCAAGCCCAGTGGATAATGATGCTGCAACACAAGGGTTTACAAAGTATGCAGCCACTGTTACACTTGGGGACGTTAGAATTCAAACTCTGGGACCACTTGCATCTGGTTTGACGGATTTGGATATCCTTGGTGAGTGGACATTGAACAATGCATTTTTCACTAAGATTTCTTGGGGTGACTTCTCCTATGACGATGAAGGTCTGGTAGAGTTGTCTACAACAATCCGGTATGACTACGCTGAATACAGCGGCGCAGATATGATACTCAATCCCCAGTCATCCAATATCGGCGCAGGTCAACAATAATTATTAAAGTACAATTACTTTGTGTTATAATACGAAACGAAACTAAGAGGTAAAAATGTTTAGACGAAACAATGAAGACAGAACGGGTAGCCCTGCTCCACAGGGCGAAACTCCCCCTATCGAAGAACAACAGGGAGAAAAACCCGCTCCTGTTCTAAATTTCACAACCCCAACAGAATTTGTTGATTTGCCATCCAAGGGTCTATATTACCCCGAGGGGCACCCTTTGCACAAGCAAGACTCAATTGAAATTAAGTACATGACTGCAAAAGATGAGGACATCCTCACTTCTAAGTCTTATTTGAAAAAAGGCATTGCAATTGATAGATTGTTACAAAACGTAATTGTAAACAATTCTATCGATGTAAACTCTATTTTGTCTGGTGATAAGAACGCTATCATCATAGCGACAAGAACAACCGGATATGGGTCTTCTTATCAAACAAAAATAACATGCCCATCGTGTGGAGAGCAGGGAGAAATTGACTTTGACTTAGACGAAGAAGCTAGGACAACAGACTCGGAAGAGATCGAAGGTGTTATAGATAATGGGGATGGCACTTTTGTTGCAACAACTCCACGGGGTGAAATCCCAGTAAAGATGAAGCTTCTAACCGGTGCGGCAGAAAAAAAGCTTCTAAAGCTTACAACAAGTAAAAAGAAGAACAACCAACCCGAATCAACACTTTCTGATCAACTGAGAATGGCTATTGTTTCTGTCGGCGGTCAGGAAGATCAAATGATGATCAACATGTTTATTAGAAGCATTCCTGCTTCTGACGCTAGATATCTTCGGGATATCTACTCCAGAAAAATGCCGAATGTTGAATTGAAACATGAATTTGAGTGCGGATCTTGCGGCTTTGAGCAAGAACTGGAGGTACCGCTTACCTCTGACTTTTTTTGGCCTAAGTGATGGGTTCATAGAAGGTGTATACGAGCAATTTTTCTACCTAAAGTATTATGGTGGCTGGAGCTTCATGGAAGCTTACAATTTGCCAATAAAAATACGTCACTGGTTTGTTCACAAGCTTTCTACACAAATGGCAAAAGAAAAAGAAGCTGCTGAGAACGCTAAAAATAAAAGCAAAAGTCGATAAACACAGCACACAAACTCCTCTTATTTTTTCAAGATCACTATTTATATAGAGTTTGTGCATTCTTTGGAGGGCAATAAAGATGAGCGATCAAAATGACATCACCCCAATGGTAATTGACTTAGGCGCTAACCGTCGAGGAGAAATCAATGAGAGTTGGTTAGCTCAGTTCGGCGGTGCTATCAAAATGATTCTAAAACGAATGTTTGGTGGCGATTTCATGCCTGTTACAGTAAAGGGTAACAAGAGAGAGGTGGGATATTTCGCCAATGCTCTCCAAAAAGAGAAAAGCTATATAAAAGCCCTGAACAGTTATGGGCTAAATGATCCAAAAACCTACAGATCTAAAAGTGCTCTCAAGAATGCCGTTTCAAAATTCGAGAGAGGCACTGGAATAAAGTGGCCCTTCAATTAGAGGGTGTGTAATTGGCTAGATTAACTCCAGAAGAAGTAGCAAGAATGAATGCCCTGCTTGAAGAGCAGAAGGCACAGCTAGGTGACATCGATAAGATGAACAGCAAGCAAGCTGAACGCTACAAAGCAATCCAAAACATACAAATTCAAAGCAACAAAGCACTTGAAGAAGGGTTGACCTCTTCGGAACAGAAGATGCAAGACTTACTTGATCTACGAGAAGAAATTGTAGAAAAAGGAAAGAGGCTTGTTGAAGAGCAGGAAGAAATTACAAAACTGCTCGCAGAACAAGTAAAACTTAGAGATAGTGGCAAAGAATATGATGAAGATGCGATAAACAATCTTATAGCACAAAAAGAAGTCCTCGAAGAGCAAATAAATCTTGAAGAGGCGGTGCTGGGCAATCTTGAAAAAAGAGCGACGTTAGAAGCCGAACTTGAAGACACCGCAGATGGTTATCTTCAAACTTTTTTTGGAATAACGCAGGAACAGCAAGGTTTCGTGGGCGCACTACAGAAAAGCATGGACACCGGGAAAGGCTTGGGTGGAGCCCTAGCAGATGTTGCAAAAGGCTTGATGGATGGCATGCAGGCAGGCATTTCACTGAACTCTGTACTGTTTAGCATTGCTGGCAAAATTCAAGAAAGCACTATTGCAATGGTTCTCAACACAGACGCAGCATTAGCAAACTTCAATAAAATGACAACTGCTGGAGGCGATCTAGATAGTGTCTTAGTCGAAGCTTCATTTGACACAAGAGAGATGGGTATTGGCATGACCGATACTGTCAATGCAGCCCAAGACCTGTATGAAAATATGTCTGGCTTTACTGAGTTAACCTCTCAGGCACAAGGCGAAATGCTAACTCTTGCTGCTGGGATGGAAAAAGCAGGCGTAAGCGCATCAGACACCGCAAAAATATTCGATACAGCTATGAAAGGCTTTGGTATGACGACTTCAGAGGCAACAGACTTATCTAAAGAGTTGTTAGCCACCTCGCAAGCACTCAATGTTCCAGCCAGTGAGTTAGCACAAAATTTCAACACTGCGATGGGTGAATTAGCAAAATATGGTCCCAAGGGGATCGACGTATTCAAAGGCTTGTCAGCGCAAGCAAAAGCCGCTGGTGTTGAAATGAGCACCCTCTTGAGTGTTGCTAGTCAATTTGATACAATTGAGGGTGCCGCAAGCGCCACAGCCAGTTTGAATGCAATATTAGGCTCTAACATCAATACAATGGAAATGCTAAACGCAACAGAAGAAGACAGAATCGCCCTCTTGCAGCAAGCTGTCAACGCTACTGGTAAATCATTCGATGAAATGGATCGATTTGAAAAACAAGCGATTGCGTCTGCTGCCGGAATTTCAGATATGAGCGAGGCTGCAAAACTATTCAATGCGGAGACTGCCGCTTTTGGTGCTGCCGCAGACAGTATGGACGAAGTAGGTGCTGCTCAAGCTGATATGGCTGCTGCAACAAGTGCTGCCACATCTATTGGAGAGAAGGTAACCTTATTGTTTGAATCAATGGCTGTCGCTCTTATTCCGCTAATGGACTTGTTAAACTTCTTGTTGGAAACAATAATTGCTATTGTTAGTCCTGTAATGAGTTTGGCAAATGCAATTATAAGCTTCTTGTTACCACCTATAAAGGGTTTGGGTATGGCACTAATTGTGGTCGTTGGAGCATTTGCTATTTATGAGGGGGCTATTCTAGCGGCAGCAGCGGCACAGACAATATATGCGATGTTTGTGGCGGGGACTCTCATCCCAACAATAGGTACCCTCGCCGGGACAGCGTGGGCGGCTTCTCTGCCATTTATAGTGCTCGGGTTGAAGATAGCTGCTATTATTGCAGTTGGGTACGCACTGTATGAAGTATTTGGCTATCTAATCTCTAGAGCATCGGACATAGGCGATGCTATAATGGCTGCCTTTTCTCTAGATTTCAGTGGGCTTTATGATGTTTTTGTGCAACCGTTTGTAGATGGGTGGAATGCCATTTTAGACTTTTTTGGCATTGCATCTCCCTCCAAGGCAGCGTCGGGTATGGCGCAAGGAATTTTGGATGGAATGAGCAATGTACTCTCTGGTCTTGTGGATATTATGCTGGCACCATATACTATGGCATGGGATGCAATTTCAAGCCTATTTACCTCGGACATGCTCGCAGGCGCATTCGATTCTATAATGGAGGGGGTGCTATCTGGGATTAGTTTTGTCACTGAGGTGGCAACCAGCATCCTTGACGCAATATCTCAATCAATCACGCAGATAGGGCAAAGTGTTATAAACTTGGCAGAATCTATTACAACGTTTTTCTCTGTGATTTTTGCACCAATTATAGACTTTTTATCCCCAGTAATTGGAATATTCAAATCATTTTTCAATTTTTTCTTGGGCGGTATGAACTCTGTTGTAACTGGCTTGAACTCTCTCAATTTTACAGTCCCGGATTGGGTACCCTTT